AGATATGATGAGTAGTGATTACAAACATTTAGTTGAAACATTTGATAAACATTTCGGTGAAGTTATAGATTTGAACTTAGCCGGAATTGAACTATAATAGGAAAAGTATAATAATGACCAACAAAAAAATATACAATATGCTTGTAGAGATACAAGGTCAGTTAGAGGATAGTTATTATTCTTTACCAGACTATAATGCTAATTCAGATGGTAAATCATCATTAGATGGTGCCAGATGTGATGTATCTCATTTAATGGATGAAGTTGAAAGAGTTATATTGGATGAAGATAAAGTTACAATGGATGAAGAATATGTCTTAGTCTTATTTCCTGATGTTCAGGATTACATGACAGAAAAATGGTTTAGGCAAGATGCTTATCTATGTCAGCCAAGAGAGCATCAAGAACACATTGATTCTGCATACTTTATTCCAAAAGACAGAGTTATATTGGATAAAGATAAAGTTACGCTAGATGAAGTCTTGAATACACCTGTAGTGAATCCATTATAATTGAAAAGACAACCATTATTAAAAAAATTAACATTATTGCGTACTCGTATAGAAAAATGGTGTAATCTATATGGATATGATAGTATGGATAATTATGTCGAAAGAAAAAATTCAAATGGAGAAATTGTCTGGAAGCGTACTGATTGGGAACACGTAGATGCACTACATAATACGATTCTTAATGACAACACAGTTATTTATACTAAACCAACTTTAAAAGAATTGAATGAAATTTGGAAGAAATATGAATTGTAATAAATGTGAATCGCCTTTAGATTCACGAAGAACTACGCTCGGACTTAAAGATTGTTTCAAGTGTTCAGATGTTCAAAAGTATAGTTCACATACAGTATATCCACACAAAACAGGTGGATACGTGCAACCTATTAGTTCAGAGCAATCGGATAATTTAAAAAGATTAGATAGAAGAAGTTTAAATAATAACAGACCAGCAAGGGGTATATTCAAAGATAATTCTTGGGATAGGTGGTTGATTAGTTATTATGCCAATATATATAAGAAACAACCAACGAAAATTCTCTCAAAAAAATTTTTAAAGAAGTTCTCTCATATGGAAACCAAATCAATTTATCACATCATCGTGGAAGAATTCATGAAGTTTGGATACTATCGGGCTCAAGAAAAACTCAATAAGTTATATACGGAAGAAAAAATATCTTTAGTACAGAAAGGTAAGATAATGGATAACTTATCTAAGCTACAGATGATGACATCAAAAGAATTAAAGTATTTTAAAAAACTTAAATAGTGGTTTCGATTCTTAGTCCTCACAGATCAATGACTCAAAGATGACGAGCCACTATTTATTATTAACAAACGAAAGGGAAATCAGATGTTAAACGATAATAAGCAACACTTCTTGCTAGGTGTTTTAATAACTTCTTTATCTGTTATATTGTATAAAGAATTTACTTATACGCCACCAATAACCAAAACCGAAACCATAGTTCATATGGTTACTGATCCTCTAATCCGAGGTAACTTTGAATTGGAAGCCAATACGATTACTTCATCTTTGAATAAATCTAAACTTAAACACTTATTGATTTACACCAATGCATTGTGTGATGAATATGGAGTAGATTATGAGATGGTTAAAGCCGTAATACAAACTGAATCAAATTGGGATCATAAAGCTATATCAAGTGTTGGTGCTATTGGATTAATGCAGATATTACCCAAAACTGCTATGTCCGAATTCAATACTCCTAAAGATGATTTGTTTGATCCTTATGTTAATGTAACGGTTGGGATTAAATACTTATCTCATTTAAATAATCACTTTGATGATATGGATGCTACACTTACGGCTTATAGTCACGGTCCTACTGTTACTAGAAAATATAGTTCAAAGTATATCAAGAATAACTTTTATGTAAAAAGGGTATATAAGAATTTGTAATGGATTATTTATTAATGGTTATATTTGGTGTACTAGCACCCATATTATTAAATCTAATGCACTTACTCGTTGGAACTTATGTAGTAATACAACGTGGTAATACTATATCATTAGGGTTTACTGGTATAAGTTTCCTAACTAAAACAATGGGAATGGTATTTCTAACTTGGTTAGGTGTAGGTTATTTAGAATTGGACTTTAGAATATTCGTTCCACTATTAACATTCTTTTGGTTCTTTACTCACATCGTAGAGGCATTTGTTATACAACATTATATGAAAGAAAATGCCATTAAGTAAATTCGGTAAACGACACAAGAAAACTTTTGGTAAGAAGAAAGAAAAGTGGGATGGTAATTTTAGAATACCACCTAAACCTAATTCATATTATGTTCAAGAGAAAGGAATCTGTCGTTGGTGTGGTACAAAAATTATAGAGAATAAAGTACATAACAAACGTAAAACATGGCACCAAGATTGTGCTACCGACTATATGATTATCTATCATTCAGGTGAAGCTAGAAAGCATATATGGAAACGTGATAAAGGAAAGTGTAATGAATGTGGAGAACGATGTACAAGACGAGGTTGGGACTTAGACCACGTTAAACCCCTGATGGAACAAAGGGGAATCAAAGGCAATAAGTTAGATTGGTCTTACTATGAGTTACATAATATGCAAACCTTATGCCGCCCTTGTCATAAGAAAAAAACTAAACAAGATATGAAAAATAATGCTTGACTTTGATGTAATTTATGTGTATATTACATCGGATAAACAAATAGGTTATCGTTCTCCAAAGAATTGAATCTCGATTTAGAGGTTCTATGTGGGGCATAGTTCTTTCTTCCTTTCTTCTATGCCCCTAAAATTTAATTAAACATAACTAAGAGGTTAATAATGAATAAGAAAATAGATATGGCAGAATTCATGAAAGAATGTATGCTAACTAATAATGATAAAAAACAAATGAAATCACTTGATAAAAAAACATTAAAAGATGATCCTAATTATCCAAAAAACAAAAGAGTCAATCTTGAGTATTATGCTGAAGATGAACTTGATGATTTTGGAGTAGATGATTATTCCGATTGTGATGGTCGTGAAGAATTAGAAACTCTTGGTGACGTTGGAATGGATGTATATCAATAACACTTAAACTCTAAACGATTTTATTAACGCAATACTATTTATGGATAGATATGAAAACTGCAGAAAAAGAAATCGTAAATGTTATAACCATTATCATGACTAGATTAGATAAATTGGAATTCGCGCAACACCAACATAAAGAAATGTTCTATAAAGTTAAAAAAAGATTAATAGAACTAAACGATAATTTAAATGATGTATTAGATGTCGTGGAAGGTGGGAATATGGAACTGATTGACGAAGTAAAATCTAAGTATAGTGACTTGCGTAATTTGGTTGATGATGAATTAGAAAAAAATGAATATGATTTTGATGATGATGATGCTAGAGAATTAATGAATCAAATAATTGGAGAATCTTAATGGATGAATTTTTAGCATTTCTACAAGAAATACGAGATTTATTATTAATAATTGAAGAAGATAAAGATTTAACTTACCTTAGTGAAGTGATATATAAAGTCGAAGAAGAAATAAAAATAATAGAAGAATCTTAATTGTTACATTACATAATAACCGTTTTATTTGGAATTATTGCACTCTGCACAAGTGTAATAACTTTCTACGCATTGAAACGAATAACTAACTACGAAGCCATAATACTAAACATAAACAATACTATAGAATCAATAAAACATCAACTTAAACTAATAGACGATAAGGGTACATTCGAGTCCGATGACGAAGTTGGTTTCTTTTTTCAAGAAGTCAAACAACTCGGACAACAACTAGAACAATTATTTGAAACTGAGGTTGAAGATGGCATTAAAGAAATTAGTAAAGAAAAGAAAGAAGAAGAGTAAGATTTATTTTGGTACACCCGTACATGATGCAATTATAAAATATAACAGGTCTGATGATATACCATTCAGACATAAAGTATACACGGAAGAGATTCATACTGCTTTCTTAAAGTTAGCAGAAAATATAATCAATACCTTTAAGTTTAGCTACTTTAGTTATGGATTCCGAGACCTACAGGAAGAAGTAGTTTCTAATTTAGTTATTAATATGCATAAGTTTGACGAGACTAAAGGCAGTAAGGCATTTAGTTATTTTAGTGTGGTGGCTAAAAATTATCTTATACTTAATAATAATGCTAACTATAAGAAGTTAAAAATTCACGATGACATTGATACTCTTTATACCCACGGTGTAGATGATGAAGTTATAGAAAAATCACCATCATCTGATGTATTTAAAAAGACATTAGCGTATTTTGATTCCCACTTAGAACATTTATTTCCTAAAAAACAAGATAAAGATGTTGCTGAATCCATATTGTTTTTATGTATGAATAAAGATAATATTGATAACTTCAATAAGAAGGCCTTATATATAATGATTAGAGAAATGACAGATGTTAAGACTTCTAAAATAACTCAAGTATCTAATGTGTTTCGTAAAATATATCCAAAAATACGACATGAAGTTCTTATTAATGGACACATAGACAATTTAATAAGCACAGGTTCTTTGTAACAACTTTCTAATCATTCTATATTTATTATTAGAATGCTATGGAAAAAGACTTTAAAATATTCGGTGATAAGAACTTCTCTGATTTATCCCAAGAGATATACGAGAATTCTAAATTAAAGAAAACTCAGATTGAGCTTTTAGTCCAAGAGGTACATGGTTACATACAAGGTATCGAGGATATTGCCATCGTGGGCCCCGTATTAAAAGAACTTCTTGACGTAGGTGTCAAGAACGATGATAATTTATTAAAGTTAGCATCGGTAATCCAACGTATAATGTCCAAGCACCAAATTGATGATAGTGATGTTGGTTTATTAAGTGAAGATGAAAAAGAAGAATTGATGAATTCACTTGAAGATGCAGCTACTGAATTACAAAAAAAATCTGATGATATTGATATAAATAAAATAAAAGAAAAGTATAATTCTTAATCATGCCTAATAGAATTAATCCCCAACAATCAAATGTTCTTGGTCAAGTAAATCAAGATACAAGTTTAGGACCAGAGTTTACTTTCCATCACGGTCATGTCGAAAAGGTAGTATTAGAATCAGGTGATTTGAATTCATTTGGTTATCCCGTATATGGTGCGCCATCTGATGTAAGTCAATGTATTCTTTTAAAACCAACTTATGGTGGTCATTTGGGTTTTGGTTTACCATCAAATTCTTTAAAGGGAATGGTATTGGCTCAACCCCTGTTACGTGGTTTTGCTGATTCAATAACTCGTGGTGATTCTGTAATTTATATGAACTTAGGTAGTAAATTTTATTACTTAGGACCAATAAACACTTTAAACAATCCAAATTATAGTCCTGATACATTACACCGACCGGATTTAAATCCAAACAGAGTAGTGTTGGATGATAGAAAAGATAGTAGTGATGGGTACAATATAAACTTTATAAAAAGAGCAATCAATAGAGTTACTAAAATAAAAAATATAATTTTAGACAGACCTTATGATACTGGAATAGGAGAAGTTGGTTCTGATGCTGAAATAGAATCAAATGTGTCTGATTTAACTCTTGAAGGCAGACACGGTAATTCAATTCAACTTGGTCATAGATTTATAAATCCATACAGTATATTCAGAAATAATAGTTCAAGTGGAAACAATGGTTCTGTTTTAGGTATGTTATCATTAGGATCAATACCTGATTATTTCCCATCAACTGAAGTAGATGAGCAGGGAAATACAATACCTTATCAATTATCGGTAGATAAAGTAGTAAAAGAAACTGGTTATATTGGTTTTCCAATAAACGATGGTAATAATACTATTGATGGGGAAAATGTATTTCAAATAAACTTTGGAGCCGTAGAAGGAGATCCTGAACTACAAACTGAACTTGATCAAATAATAATGTTTTCTGATAGAATTACATTTGATGCTCAAGAGAATGATTTTACGGTTTCAGCGAAACGTAATATTAACTTTGGAGCTGGTAAGAATTTAACAATAACAAATAAAGGATTCTCAGTTATTGAATCAGAGAATATTTATATAGGAAAGGAAGCAAAGAATAAAGCTCAACCAATGGTATTAGGAGATGAGCTGAGAATATTATTATTGGATATTATGAACATATTGCAGGAGTCAAGAGCATTAGTACAAGGAGTTCCGATTCCATTAGTGGATCAAAATTCAGCACCAATGTTCCTGAGGATACAAGCGATAATTGATGCATTAAGTTTGAAGGAACCTGAACCAAGAGGACAAGATGATAATGGAGTTTATGAAAATGCCAATACAAAATTTTTAAGTCAGTACCATTATGTAGAGCAGAATGTTAGACCAGAACCAACACAGGAGTAAAAATGAAGTTATCTATATTTAAGAAAATGATCAGAGAAGTAATAAGAGAAGAGTTAGATTATAAATTTAGTCGGCTTAGTAAAGAGTTAAAAGAAGTAGTAGTTAAGAGTAATACTAATGATCTAAGTAAAGCTAGAACTCACACGGCACAAGATACAAGTTTAAAAAACATGATGAATGATTCGGTCAGTTCCAATTCCAACGTTCCCATAACCAAACGAAGTGTTCCTGTTCCCAAAACAAAAAATAGTGTTTTGAATTCTTTACTTGAAGAAACTGCTCAATCTGATGATTGGAAAACTGTTCAAGGAAGTGGACAAGAAGTTCAATCCGTACAGGACAATACAGAAGCATTACCTAATCATTTAGCAGAAGCATTAACTAAGGATTATTCCGCGATGTTAAAATCAGTAGAAGAAAAGGATAACTTTAAAAATGGGGCTTAAAGACGAAATATTTGAAGCTTTAGTGGGCAATATTCAACCAGATAATCCTGGTGAAAACTTTACCTTTTCTGATGTCGCTGTTGATAAGGTTGATGTTTTGGCACAAGGTTTAACTGATGCGATAGTAAAATGGGTTATGGCTCAAACATTTACAGTAACTAAACTAAATGCTTCTCAGGCGGCTGTTATGACATCACCTGCAGTTCCAGGTGCACCTTCAATTATACCTATGATTACCGTTAAGCTTGATGATCAAGGTCAAGGTGTTGATAATCCACTGGGTGGTGGTAAGGTAGAATCTATGCAAAGTAAAGTTCAATTAAAAAGAGCCGTAGAGGTATAAAATGCCAATACTTGATAAAAGAAAAAATCAATTCATTGAAGACCAAGATACACGAGTTAGTGTTGGAATTGATTTTCCATTCGCACGTGTGCCAAATCAAGATGGGTATTTTGCTACAACCAAGACTACCGTGGATTCGATTAAAAATAATATTAAACTTTTATTACAAACCGAACAAGGTGAAAGAGTTTTCCAACCAACGTTGGGGATGAATTTAAAACGATTATTATTTGAGCAAATAACAGAAGATACTACAATAGAAATTGAAAATAACATTGTTGATACATTTCAAAGGTGGTTGCCTTTTGTAGATTTAAAAGATATACAAATCAATACTGATAACAATCAAGTAAATGTAAACATAACATTCAGTATCAAAAGAGCATCAGCTTCATTAGAAAGTGTTAATGTGACACTCGGTGGTGTTGGAGGATAAGAAATATGGCATATTCAGATAAACAAAAATTTAAACCAACGAATATCAATTACACGAGTAAAGATTTTTCTACGATTAAAGCTGATTTAATCGAATACACGAAGTCTTACTTTCCCGATACTTATAAAGACTTTAATGAAACATCTCCTGGTATGATGTTAATTGAATTAAGTAGTTACGTAGGTGATGTATTATCTTATTATGTTGATTACAATTATAAAGAAAATGTATTATCAACGGCAACTGAAAAAAGAAATGTAAGACGATTGGCCGAATTTCTTGGATACAAAACTCCAAACAAAACTCCATCTGTTGTTAAGTTAAAAGTTACTGCTGATGTTGGGGTTGATGGGAGTGGTAATCCAGATTATAGTGATGTTCCATCTCAAATTTCAAATGGTTTACAAATTCAATCCAATATAGATAGTGAATTATTATTTGAAACTGTAGGTGAAATCGACTTTAGTATATCAGGTTCGCCTGATACGCCAGCAATAAGTGCTCCAAATTTAGATGCAAATGGCGAAGCTGATACTTATACTTTAACCAGATACGTGCAAGCAATATCTGCTCAAACTAAAACAAAATCATTTACCATTACAAGTCCTACTAAATTTTTAGAATTAAATTTAAA